AAGAGCAATCTCCTCTTCTTCTGCTTCTAAAATGGGCGAAGCTGCTGCAATAGCTGAACCACCACAAATTGCCGTTCCAAAGCCAATCAAAATGGTTAAAACACGTCTCATTTTGAAGAATTTCCCAGCGGTATAAGCCGCCAAAAAAGCGATCAAAATAGTTAAAAGACTAATCTTCAAAGAGGACAAACCTGTTGCAGAGACTTTCCCGATCGACATAGAAAAACCTAAAAAGATAATAGAATATTGAAGCAGTTTCTTTCCTGAATAGGTCAAGCCCGGCTGAAAGGAGTCTGGTAGTTTCCATAAATTACTGAGCAAAATTCCTAAGACAATGGCAAAAACACTGGACCCAATCAGCGGAAACCAAGTCCCTAAACAAATGGAAATAGCTGCTATTGCAAATGATAGAGCAATTCCTGGTAGATTCTTTTTCACGTCATAACCTTCTTCCTATTCTTTTCATTATAGCAGATTTTTGGCATCAGTAGCCGAGAAAATTTGCATTCATTTAGAAAAACAGCCAGATAAAATTGACTGTTTTAAAGCAGTTTTAGTCGAAAAATTCTTTTAATTCCTTTACAATATCCCGCTGCGACAGCATTTCTAGAGATGCCAGCTGGTTTAAATTTTGCTGGCTCTGACGGCCGTAACGCTTGGTTGAAATACGCTTGTCTAGAAGAATAACCGCTGATTTTTGATGCTCATTGCGACGAGTTCGCCCCATGGCCTGCTTCAATCGTAAAATAGCTGACGGCAACTGATAATCGTAAAAAGGATTTTTGCCTTCTGCCTTCACTGTCTTCAGAGATAATACAATTACGCGCCGGCCATTCTTTTAAGAATTCTTCGTTAACTTCATTCCACTTGAAGCCTTCTTTTTCCAAATCACCTTTTACGGCTTCATATGCTTCATAAGCAAGATAGGCAGCTGTTCCCCAGCCAGAAACTCGAGTACCTAATGCTGCACCTCTTTTCACAAGGCCAAAAGCGCCTGAAAGGACGGTTTTACGGGATACTTGGGCCTCTATAGTTGCATTAACTGTCTGTTTTGATAAATAACCCTCATATCTTGCTTTCATCGCCTCTGTTTGAAATTTCCTATAAGAATTATCTGATACAGAACGCGCCCACAGTTTCTTGTCCCAATGGTCAGTGTGTTGTTTGGAATAAGTTATAGACTTTGAATTATTAACTTGTATTTCGACAGCAATAACAAAGCTAGAAGTAAACAAGACTAATAAAGGTATAATAAATTTATTCATTTTTAACTTTTATTTTCTCTATTTTCTTCTTCTCTTCTATAGATCTATTTAAATCAGCCATGAACTTAACCATATCAGGATCTGATGGACTCGGTTTTTTTGGGCTTGTATTCATAAAATAAAAATCATCGTTATCTGATAATCTATCATTAGATTTAAATTTATTTAGAATAAAACCTATTAAATTTATAAAAAGATAAGATCCCAACATGAAATATCTAATTTCACTAGGAATAAAAATAATCTTTAAAAAATGCAACAAAAAGAGAAGAACAAAAACAAGATTAAAAATTCTAATAAACATAATGCTAACTTTCGTAATGATTGCTGAAAGTTAGATTTTGCCATTACCCGAATAGGGTATCAATCCTTGAATAAAATCGCCCCTATCAAAACAGGTACGACCAGCCCCAAAAAAAAATAGTAATCCATCATTTGAGAACCCTTTTCAAAATGGATACGAAATACACAGAGGCCATCACGCCGAATAAAAGCCAGCCTGTATCCAAACCGCTTTTGAGGTTTTCACTTGGATCGCATTTGGGTAAATCGGCTTTAATCGTCTGTCCGTTCAGTTTCCACAATGTGCCGTTGTATTCAGGTTTGATGATTTTGCCGTCTTGGGTTATTTGAGGTACTACCAAGCTGAAATAGACGTTTTCAGCTTGGCTTTGCTCAAGACATTTATTCCCAACTTGGTAGTACATCTTAATTACCTATTAGCGCAACAAGCGTTTCACGATGGCAATCACGAACAGCGCGGCAAAGACGCCGACTACCAACCAACCTGCTTCAAGGCCGTCTGCTTTCGCTGATTCGATACCTGTTTTTGCTGCTTCGGGCAAAGCGGCATAGGCTTGGGTAACCAAAGCCAAAGGAGCAGCGGCAACAACGGCCAGTTTTGCGCCGTATTTACGGCAAGTGTTCATCAATTTCATGATGTTTTTCCTTTAGTGAGTTAAACAAAATTGAATAGGTGCTTTTGCTATTATTCAGACCGCACCTGTAGCCTGAATTTTTAAAATTCTGATAAAAAGCTGAAGACAATAAAGTTATCGCCAATTTCTTCTAAAGCGGTTTCGACCGCTTCATCCCGGTCATAGAAATAACCTGCTTCATTGACAAACGGTGTATGCCCCACATCACCCGTATCAGACGGATAAAGGAAGTCGCCCGTTTCCCGTGACTGAACAATGTAAACGCGGGTAATTGTCATGTTTTAGCCTTTGTTTGGTGCTTTGGGCTGGAAGCCGAGAATTTTCAGTTTCTGGCTTTTGCCGTTGGTAACGAGTTCAACCGTTAAAGCGGCTTCGAATGGGAATGAAAGGCTTTTGAACTGTTCGAAGTTAACGGAACCGCCGTAGTCGTATTCTGTGGCCGAGCTGCCTAATGCGTTGCCTTGGCTGCTGTCCAGAGGTGTAGACACGATGACGCGGCAATAGTCAAAGGTTTTACCGTCGATTTGGCCGTTAAAGCGTTTAACGCCCATGATTTGGCCTTGAATTTGCATTTGCATGATGTGTTTCCTTATTCAATACACTGCACTTGGAGGCGGCAGCGTTTTGCCTTTTAAAATCTACATGCATATCGGTCATACATCAGATTCAAATAATCTTGTTCATGCTTGGCCTCAATAAGCTTCGTCATTTTGTTTTTTTGTTCAATGGCCATTTCAAGTAAAATTTGGGCGGATTCGTTAAGCCATAAACTGCCTTCGGGCTTATCGTGTATGGCCGGTGCGTGGTTTTCGTTACATGAATAAACTTCAAGGCTTAAGCGTTTGGGCAATAAGTCATGATCGGCTTCGAACATGGCTAAGATTTCCGAACGGTCTTTGTGAGGAAACATTGATTTCGCGGCATTGATGGCGCGGCCGACTTGGTTTTTCGCTACTTCGATGCAGCGTTCAAATGTCAATTCAAGATTCTTTTTCACTGCTTCGATGCGTTTGGCTTTCTCTTGGAATTGGGCGCATACAGGGTATGCACCGCCGAAGTATTCACCCGGAACTGTCAATACTTCGAACGGAATCACAATATCCTTGGCTTTGAATTCGATTTCAAAACGTACCCACTGGCTTTCTTTGTCGCCGAGCTGTTTACCTTTTTCATAAACGCGAACGTATTTGGAAGATTCACGGGAGCCTACATAGTAGGTTTTGCCCTTGCCGTTGTTTGATTCCCAATCCGTACCGACTGATTCGCCATCGGGCATCATGTGATGATTGGTGAACTTACCGGCGAGACGGTCGGATTTGGCCTGCTCGGGCGTGTATTCGCCTTGAAAAAAATCTTTGGCAATGTCGATACGGGTAATTTTGGGACGTACAGCCTGTATGATGAAGTTATAAAGTCTTGATTCCCAACCGTCAGATGCTGCATTGCAACCCGTGGCAGTGACTTCAATCAGCATGGTATTGTTTTGCCCACCGAAATGGACGCGGCCATATTGGGCATTGTCTGTACCCATCAACCAGCAGGAATCATAAAAACGACCACCTGAATGCTTGGCTTTTTCGGAAATACCGAAACCAAAAATATCGGCCAGAACCATAGATGCGCGGACGATGTATTCATCATCGGCAACCAATGGATAACCGGCGAGCAGGGAAAAAGTATCTTCATGGATTGAAAAACTGATTTGGTCGATGAATGCGGAATTGGCTTTGCCACGACGCAAAGGCACTTCAATCAGACGGCCTTTTGAATCAGTAAGAAACGTGGTGTATTTCTCAAAGGTTTCCTGTTCGGTACATGAAGCCGCTTCGGTTTCTGCTCCCCCCCTGTTAGATAAGGGGGGCGCCATCGGCGCGCGTGAATCCGCCTTTGGCGTGTCGCTTACGCTGCCACCGCCAAAGGCGGCTATACGCGCTTTCTTAATTTCCCGATTCATCATTGTGGGAGTTCCTTACTCATAATTTCACGAACGGACAACCGGCCGTATTCATTGGCTTCGTTTTGGGTTTTATAAATGCGGTCGGGTGAAGAGATAGGAAAATTGACGGTTCGAAGACAAAGGAAATCTGTGTCATCTTCTTTGAAAATACGGACGATAAATGACTTCGGAAAAGTCGGCGGTTCGGGATTGACGGTGTAGAAAACTATGCACATGAGAAAAGCCCCTTTTGTTAAAGGGGCTTTACGATTGTTAAAAATGCCCCTTTCATGGGGTGCAATATATAAGGCCGTCTGAAAATTTGTTTTCAGACGGCCTTTTTATAGACGGCTATTTCTCGTTTTTGCGATACCATTCGATGAAGGCATCGGGTTTGACAAAGCCTAACAAGGCTTCGCTATGACTGCCGTCGGCGCGGACAACAAACACGCCCGGAGGGCCGAAGAGGCCGTAGTCTTTCCGCAGGGC